TGAGCCATCTATAATAGAAAATGTAGATATGGCTGTTTATCGTTGGCTTAACGATGGCCTCAATTTATATACTGATACAAATGAGGGCTGGAAAAAAGTTCCTATTATTTGGGTAGGCGGTGAAAGATCTTGGCAAGTAAAACATAAAAAAGAATTAAGAAACAGCAACAATACTCTTATATTACCGGTCATTACTTTAGAAAGAACAGAGATGAGTAAAGAGGTGGATAAAAAAGGAAAATATTGGGGAGATGTCAGGCCAATAAATGATATACAAGGTGGCTCAATAGCTATACACAGAATCATAAACCAAGAAAAGACATCAAACTTTGCTAATGCAGAAAGTAAAAAGAAAACAAAGCAGCCAAATTTTAAAAGAGAAAATAAAAAAATAGTTTACGAAACAAAGTTTGTACCAATGCCAGTTTATGTTACTATGAAATATGTTATTGACATAAAAACTGAGTTTCAACAACAAATGAACGATTTGGTTCAACCATTTGCTACATTTCCAGGTGGAGTGAACTATTTTATTATAGAAAATGATGGATACAGATATGAGTCTTTTATAGAAGGAGGATTTAATATGAAAAATAATTTATTAGATCTTCAAGAAAACGAAAGACTATTCAATACTCAAATAACTGTCAGAGTTCTATCTTATCTTATAGGCGAAGGAAAGAATATAGATAAACCGAAGGTGTCAACAAGGCAAAATATTGTAGAAGTTAAAATACCTAGAGAATACGTCATTTTCGATAAAGATAGCGATAAAATTAAAAAATGGTAAGTATTTTGCCAAAACAGCATACTATTTATTATAGAAAACTATTTAAGTTTAATACAATTTCAGGAGAAACAGAGAATGCCAGCTAAAAAATTTCGTTTCGTATCACCAGGTGTACAAATCAAAGAAATCGACAAATCAATACTACCGGACATCCCCGATGCCATTGGTCCAGTAGTAGTAGGTCGCTCCCTTAAAGGGCCATCAATGGTCCCAGTTACCGTTAGAACTTATGAAGAGTTTGTACAAAAATTCGGTGAACCAAGCCCAGGTTTGGGTTCAAACGATATTTGGAGAAATGGCAACAATACAGGCCCAACTTATGGTGCCTATGCTGCTCAAGCTTGGCTAGAAAGTTCTTCACCATTAACCTTCTTAAGATTGGCCGGTGTTAAAGCAACCGGTGCTGATAGTGAAGGTGGTTCTCCAGGCTGGAAACTAGATAAAACATTGACAACTAGTGCTTCCACTAATGGTGGTGCTTATGGTCTTTTCTTGATTCCATCAAGTTCTGCCAATAACGATCAAACCGGCTCTCTTGCTGCTATATTCTATTTAAACGAAGGTAGTCTACAGTTGATTGGCACTGGTGCTGATAAGACAACAGCCGTTACCGATGGTAGTGGTTCTGCTGCTCTTATAAGATGTCTTTCAAATCTAGAATTCAAAGCTAAAATTGATGATGCTTCGGGTTCAAGCGAGATTGTCTCCTTTAACTTTGATAAAAATTCAAGCAAGTTTATTAGAAAAGCTTTTAACACTAATCCAACATTAACAAATAGTCAAATTTTTGATAGTGATTCTCAAAAAACATATTGGTTAGGTGAAAGTTTTGAAGATCACTTAGTTGACAGTGGCATCTTATCTGGCACTGCTGAAGGCTCTGTTTTTGCTTTCGTTGCTGGCTTGAAAACACAAGGAACTGCACGCGACTTAGCTAACTTCAAAAAAGAAGTACAACCTGCTTCAACTGGTTGGGTATTCTCTCAACACCTTAGTTCAGAAACAGGTAGTTTTGACCCTGCAACTGACACTGTTAAGTTGTTCCGTCTTCATGCTGGCGAAGGTTTAGGAAGTGACTGGGAACAGGGTAACTACAAAATCTCTATTTTCGATATTAAACCACCTAGAAGTTCATATCAAAAATATGGTACATTCTCTGTAGGTATTCGTCACCTAGAAGATGAAGACAAATCACCTGAGTTTGTCGAAGTATTCTCAAACCTTACCTTGGATCCAAACTCACCAGATTATATTGCTGCTAGAATTGGCGATAGAAGAGTTGAGTGGAATGTCGATGCAGACGGCGAAGGTCGCTTTGTAGAATTAGGAAACTATTCCAATAACTCTAAAGTTATTCGCGTAGAGATGCACCCAGCGGCTGCTTCTGTAGACGGTGGACTCCTCCCAGCTGGATTCTTTGGTCCAACAAGATACAACACAATCACTCTTAATAGCGGTTCTTTGACAGCTGTTAGCGGCGTACTAGGAAATGATACTCCTTCAATGTTTGATGCTGCTCAAGATGTTTCTACTTTCATTGATATCACAGCCTCTGTTGTATTTCCTTCACTCCCATTGGTAGTTTCAGCTTCTGATGCTGGACTTCTAGACGATACCCAAGCTTACTTTGGTATGAAGATTGATAGTCCAATGAAACACTCAATCAAAGACTTGTTAAGAGTTAAGCCAGCTGGAATCAGTGCCACTGAGAAACAAACTGAAACAGAATATAGCTTTGTATTCACCCTAGACGATGTTGTCGTAGGAGCTTCTGGTTCATACTGGCAAAAAGATTCTCGCAAAAATGGTGATTCATACTCTGCTAGCGGAAGTAATGACTTCAATGATCTTCTAGAATACGGCCATAACAAGTTCACCATGCCTTTAGTAGGTGGCTTTGACGGTCTAGACATCAGAGAAAGAGAGCCATTTAGAAACTCACTACTAGACGACAGTTCAGATGAAAAGCAAAACTATGCTTTCCATTCAGTCAAGAGAGCTATTGAATCCCTTAAAGATCCAGAAGTCTTAGACATGAACCTCTTAGTCGTTCCTGGTGTAACAAACGAAGGTCTAACAAATCAAATGATTAAAGTTTGTGAAAACCGTGCTGATGCAATGGCTATTATCGACCTCGAAGGTGGCTATGAGCCAGAAACCGAAAACTCCAACTCAGAAGCTTCTAGAATTGGTAGTGTATCCTCAACCATTACACAAATCAAAGAAAGAAACTTAAATAGCAGTTACGGTTGTGCTTATTATCCATGGGTTCAAATGCAAGATTCCAATACAGGAGTTAAACTTTGGATTCCACCATCTGTCGCAGCTTTTGGTACAATGGCCTCAAGCCAAGAAGCAAGTCAAGTTTGGTTTGCACCAGCTGGATTCAATCGCGGCGGCCTATCACTAGGTTCTTCTGGTTTGTCCATTGTTAATGTAAGAGACAAACTAACTGCTAAAAATCGCGATGCTCTATATGAAAGAAATGTAAACCCAATCGCTTCTTTCCCAAGTGAAGGCATCGTAATCTTTGGACAGAAAACCTTGCAGGCTGTTCCTTCTGCTCTTGACAGAATCAACGTAAGAAGACTTGTTATCTTCTTGAAAAAAGAAATCAGCAGATTGGCCGCTAATGTTCTCTTCGAACCAAACGTTCAAGAAACATGGAAACGCTTCTCTATTCCTGCTAATGAGCTTCTATCAGAAGTCAAGACAGGACTTGGTATCAGTGATTATCGCCTAGTATTAGACGAAACCACAACAACACCAGAAGAGATTGATAGAAACATGATGTATGCTAAGTTGTTTATCAAGCCAGTATACGCCATTGAGTTCATCGGTATCGATTTTGTAATCACAAATACCGGTGCTTCATTTGACGACCTATAAAATAATAAAGGAAACTATTTAGTTTAAAGTAACTACTACAGGAGAAAAACAAAAATGACATTTTGGACTGATTCAAATTTTGAACCAAAAAGAGCTTTTAGATGGAAAGTAAATGTTTTATCAGGAGACAATGCTGGTACCAATATTGCTTCCTTCTTAGCGAAAAAAGTAACAAAACCACAATTAACTATTGAAGAGGCAGAGCACAAGCATCTTAATAAAAGCTATTATTTTCCTGGTCATGTTAAATGGGATCCTGTAACAGTTACTTTAATTGACACCAATGGTGGTGATGTAGTATCCTCTATTACAGAAGCTTTCAAAGCATCTAACTATGATTTCGTTTCTGGTAAACAAACCAATAATGGTGGCGGTCAAACTAACACCACAACTCCCGCTGCCATGGCTACCTTGAAAAAAGGAGCACTAGTTGGAGCTTCTAGTGCTGGAAACAAAACTGTCTCAATTGAACAGCTAGATGCAGATGGAAACATCGTAGAGACAATGACATTGCACAATGCATGGATTAAGTCCTTTAAGCCATCTGAACTTTCTTACGACACAGAAGATCTTTCTTCATATGACGTAGAGCTAAGATTCGATTGGGCTAGCTACACTAAAACTGGTGAAGAAAACGCATAGGTTAAAATATGTCTGGCGATCACGGACCTAGAAAAAAAAATAATAGAGGTTTTTTTTGGACAGATGATGAATTTGAACCAAAAAGAACTTTTAGGTGGAAAGTGGAATTTGATAATCTTATCAACCACATTCCACCTCAATATATTGTAAGCGTAAAAAAGCCAGGCATAACTTTTGAGACAATAGAATCAGAAGACTTGAGAGTAAAAAAGTATAATCCAGGTCAGGGTAGATTCACTCCAGTAGAAATAGTTTGCATAGACGATGAATAAAACTCAGTTATGAGTTGGATAGATTATTATTTTTATTTATCTAATTTTAATTTGGTTCTAAATAATGAAAATGGAACAATTTATATGAGTTTAGATTCAAAGATAGCAAAAGAGAAAACTCGTAACATAGAAATAAAAATGTTAAACGAATATGGTTATGCCATAGAAATTTGGAAACTAAAGGGTGCTTGGATAAGTGCATTTGCACAAAGCGACTTAAACTATACAGATAGCGGG